TACTCAATCTTTGTTTGGAATCTTGTTTTAGGAACGTAAACATTTTGAAAATAAACGATAGTATCTTTTGACGTTATTATCTTTTCCCAATAAATTGTGTCGTTTTTTATCACTGCAAAAGAATCAATACTAACTATCCTTATCGTGTCGCTGTCCTGTATCAATTTTAAGCCGTGTTTAATCCCCTTTCGGTAGTGGTATTGTGCCAAACGTTCACTTGTACAACTAAGTAGCGTTAGAACGCTTAAAAATGCAATTAGTTTTCTCATAAGTTTTTTAGCATTTCAATCATTCGCGGACAAGGGTAAATATCGCTCTTATCGTGACGAACTGAATTGTGCGTAAATATTCCGTTTTCCCCTTTTAAAGCTCGTTTGTCTATGTCAAAAATTGAATCAAAATAATCTTTTGAAATTCCGTATGTATCGCAAAGGTAAACTAACAATTGGCGGGTGCTTTCGATTTGTTCATCTGTGTATTTTTGCCACCAAATATGCCCTTTGTATTTTCCATTTAGTTCGGTAACTTGTGAGCGGTCAACTCGTCCGCCTACGTAATTAATGAAATATCCATTTTGCTTTTTTAAAGGTCCGTAATTACAAATTTCTATACCGATTGAAATCTTATCTAAACTTCGATAAGTTACGCCCATTTCCGCGAAAATGTCGGGTTTTAATCCCAAATGGTACGCCCAATGCTTAGAACTGAATAATTGTACAATAGTTCCTTTTTCGCCAATTACAAAAGCCGTTGCAACTTTACCCTCTTGTTCCTCAAAGTGTTTAGCAACCGCTATTGGGTTTCCACCCCCTGCGGTATGGTGCAAATAGATTTGTTTTTTTGGGTGTTCTTCCTGAATGTATTGGTCGTTAGATAATCTCTTTTGAACTATCTTCGTTATGTCTAATTCCATTTAAATCGGTTTTAATTTCTTTAGCACGTGCGAATAAATTTTTCATTGAATCCCAGATTGAAATTCCCCTAATGGAAATATAGTTTTCATTGATTGATATACATTCGATGGAAACCAATATAAGCGAAAGTATTTTAGTCAACATTAAAGGAACGGAAAAGAATTTTAAAATAATGTCGTTTAAAATAAAATAGTCAATTAAGTAAAACCCAATTACTGCAACTTCATAAAGGAATAATTTAGAAACAACCGCCGAAAGTTTGCGGGACGTAATTTTAATTTTTAATTTTTTAGCTTTCCAAATTCCCGTTAAAGTATCTAACAAAATAGCGAAACCAATTAAAAAAAGTATTCCCGAAATCGGCAAAAAGAACGCTCCAACAACCCCAAGTAATTTCATAAAAGACAAGCGGATATTCGTAAGTAATATAAATAATTGAATTTTCATTTTTTTAGGTGGTATTGGTCTACTAATTGATGTGTTAAAAAAGCGAATAAAGCACCACCGCCAAACTTTAAAAAAAATGCTTGTTCAAAAAACATTGCAATCGCGGTTAAATAAGCAAAAGCAAAAAACATAATTGATAAAGCTCGTAAGTGTTCCATTATTTTTGTTCTTTTAATTTAGTTAAGTAAACAAGTAACTTTTTAATGTTTGTTTCTTTTGGTTTGTGCTTCTTTTTCATATATACCAACCTGTAAAATTGTTTTGAGTGCTTGGGAACATATCGCTATTTGAATTATTGCTATACTCTGGGAACAAACTATTGTTAAAATTAATGTAAGTTATAAAACGCTCCGTGTAATTTTGTGCAATCATTCGTTCCTTTTCAACTAAAAAATCTACTTCGTTTTTTTCTACGCTTGTTGCGTTTTCGCTAGTATGTTTAAATACGCCTTTATTCGCAATTGTGTAAGCCGAAAAAGGCAAATATTCAACCATTGCCCAGTGGATTAGCATCGGTTTAACGTACGTAGTTAGTAACGACAAATAAGGGTTTACAAGTGTATTATTAATTATATCCGTCTTTATTTTTTCAAGTAAATTCGTACCTAAGTAATTTTGTATATGAATATCTTGGGCGACCTTTATCCATTGAATAAAAGAATCCGTGTCAATATTTCCGTTAAGTGCGGTAAACTTGACGATGTCGTTTCGTGAAATTAGTAGTGCTTCTGCCATTTATCTTGTTATTGCTCTGCTTGGTTGTGGGTTGCTTGGTAAAAATCCGTAGTTGTCCATATCAACTGGACGCTTGGAAACTAAATCAGGATTAACAACTATGTAACCCTGAATTAACGCTTTTAATTGTCCAATTTGTTTTGCTTCGTCGATGTTGATTGCTTTTCCTTTATTAATAACGTAAACTTGTTTGTTCCACCTGTGGTAACAATTGCCACCGCCTTTGTATAACCAAATAGAATAAGTGGCTGCTCCTTCTGGTCCCCAACCCTCGTTAACTGCAACGTTACCCATATTTAAAATGTCCTCTTTTCTATATAATTTATTTGCCATCATCATCCTTGAACAAAATTCGCGGGTATCAGCAGCAATAGAACCAACATATTTATAACGAACTATGAATTTTAGTTGCTTAATAACTTTGTCTTGTTGGCTTGTAATATTTGGTCTTGCGTCGCCCGTTGAAACAAGGTTAACTATTTTGCTAAAAAAACTTTGTTTAGTTTCTTTGCTTAACATTTCGTTTTCCTCGTCGTCGTTTTCGTAGTCAACTGCTTTGTCGTCTATTAAAATCCAATCGGGGTCTAAGTCTTCGCCTAAATCAATTAACGCCTGAGCAAGTGCATCTTTTGGGTCTGCGCTTAATTCCGTTCCTGTTTCTTCTGCTATTTGTTCTTCCGTTTGTGCATTTTCTAAATCCGTAAATTCTAATGGTTGTAAAGTCTTAAAAAATAGTTTCAAACTTATTCCGTTAAAATGTAGGATAGTATCGAACGCGTCTAATAATTCTTCTTGGAAAGGTCTTATAACCATATTGTCAAACAATACCGCGCTATTTTTTAACTCGTCTGCATTTGAACTAAATCCATTTGTTGAAGCAACTCCGAATAATAACGGACTTGTAACGTTATGGCCTAACATTATTTTTCTTAAACATTCTTCGCTTAAATAAGTGTAATGTTCTGGCGCGTCGTTTAGTGGAATATCTTCAACCGTTGTTTTACTTTCAGCATTATCATTAAAAGCAATAATAACTTTTTGACCGCGTGAACCCGTTAATTTGTTTAGTACCTTTTGGCTAATAATAGATTGTTGTTCTTCGCTAGGAACTCCGTTATTAAAGTTGACTACTTTAGTCCCGCTAAACCCGTTTTGTACTTCGTTAATTAAGTAATCGCCTATCTCTTGCTCAAGTAGTGCGTAAGGTACTGCGCCTTGGTAGTCTGGATAAGCATAGTATTTCATTCCAACCGAATAAGGTTTAGAATATAGAATCTCAACATTATCTTTTGAAAAACCAAACGCCGAATATCTAAGCGGTGGAAATTGTCTTGTATCGTTCCAATTGTCCGAATAATAGTAACCTGCTATTTCTCCTTCTTTATTGCACTTTTCAGCTCGTAATAAATTTACGGGTATATGATAAGCCTTTAATATTCTTGTTCTATCTTTTGAGTAGTGAACTTGTATTGCAAATTGCCCCAACATTTTTCGGTCAATAATCATTTTACGTACGTCGTCCCTTGAAAACAAAGTCATCATTTGCGCGTACTCATTTACCTTTTTAGAAGCGTCTAACGCACCCAAACCACGTCCGTAAACTAATCTACAAATGTTATTTATTATTGCGTTATTAGTCGTTGAATTCGTGTATCGGTCAATTAGAAAATCAAAGTATTGCGCTCCATTTTCTGTTAAGAAATCAACCCAATTTTCGCGGTTCGTTTCCTCAACTATTGGCGTTGTGTAACTCGATAAATTTAAGACGTGGTAATTATTCATAAATTATAAATTCGTTGTTTGTTGTATGCGAAACATATTGTCCGTTGTTTACCGAGAATGTCGCTAATGGTTGGTCGGTACAAAATGCTTTTTCTAGTAATAATCTATTCCCTGAAGCGTCT